AGCCAAAAGACAAATTAAAATTAGCTCATCTTTCCACGAGCCTTTCATTTGGTCAACGGCTGATGCCTCCCACTTAATTTTTCCGGTCGCTAAATCTTCTTGCTTTTTCTTTTCTGCTTTTATTTGAGCAATCTTAACTTCACCTTTGAGTTTTTTGGTCTCGACGAAGCCACGAACTGCGTCAGTGGCGACGCCGAGTAAGGGTTTCGCTAAGAGTTGCCAGACCATAGTCTAAGCAGCTCCTCCAGTTATCTGACCAATAACAACTAGAACTATAATAGCAACAATAGCTGCTTTAATCCAGTCCTTGATTGACCAGTCTGACCACTCTTTCAAGTGTGCCCATAAGTCTTTTAATAGGTTCATAAAACCTCCTTTATTAGAAAAAAGAATTTACCTTATTTTATAATTAAAATAAACCTTTGAATGGTACTTTTTTAATTTGTACCTTACTACGTTGACCTTTTGGTCCAGCACCTAAGTTATCTTTAACTTTAGGTCCTTCCATAGTAGCACTATATACATCTGCCATAGCTGTTTTATTAACATGAGATCCTGCATAAGGATTCATATCTTTTGTTACAGTCATTTTAGCATTTGGATATAATGATCCATTGATATACTTTGGTTTTGGGTTATTTAAAGCCATATTATCCTCTCTTTGCTATTCCGTAGCCACGTTTTGCGGCTCTACCTGATTTTTTTGATTTTTTCTTTTTAATTAAACCACCTTTTGCAACTCTAACTGTTTTAGCACCACCTGCTACATCAAGCATATTAGGTTTTTCACCTCTAGGAACGTTTCTTTCAATTAACTTTGTTGTAGGCATAAGTTGAGGGTTTTGTTTGCCCGCATCTCCCTTCAAAAGTCGTCGCCTTGGCAAAAAATCTTTAGGAAAATTCTTGATTAACTGCTCAATTGCAGCACCTGCCCCCACTCCGGCATTTTTGGGTATTGACTTCATTATTTCTCTTAAAGTTTTTATAGTTTTGTTTTTATTACCAGAAGGTACTGATTTATCCACCGGTCCTTTTTCAGTTGCCATGTTATACTCCTAGTGTATCGTCGGTTTAATTAAAGTTACAAAATCAGCTGTATTATGATGCATTAAATTGTCTGCTTCCACAGGAACTAAATTTTCATACAGTATCATTTGAGCTACGCCCATCATAGCACCTGCTAAAAGTATACTATCTTCGCTACTTTTGGAAGAAGTATTTTGTAATTCTACGAGCATTGTAAAATACTCGCCAAGTCTTGTTTCTGCTTGTGTTTTTGAATTACCCATCTTTAACCTTTTTTGCTTTAGATAGATTAACATTTGCACGTAATTGTGCAATATCTTCTTGAGATTCCATTCTATCTCTAGCTATCTTATCTTGAGAGGCAATTCTTTCACGTTCCACAGCTAATCTTAAATCAGTCTCTTCATCTTTTCTCTGTAAATCCATAGCCTTAAGCTGCAGTTCTTGTTCTTTTAGTCTGATTAAAGGATCACTACCTTCGGTATCAAACATTTCTTGTTCTTCTGTAATCATCTGCGTAGTCATTTCATTAATCTTAACCGCAATAGCTGATTCTATTTCTAATTGCATTTGTTGTATCTGTTGTTGTATCATTTGTTGTTCTTCATCTGTTTGAACCATTTGAATAGCTTGTTGTAATTGTTGCATTGGTTCTGCAAACTCTGCTGATACAACTTCTCTTGCCTGTAAAGCTACGTGATCAGAAATATGAGATTGTAATATTCCCATTACAACAGGATTGTTTTTTACTAAAAATGAAGACATAAAAGCACGGTGTGCATTAATATGAGCTTCATGATTTTGTTGAGGAAAAGCTTTTAATTGTTGCCCCTTTAATGATTGTGCGTTCTCGGTTCCTGGATCAGTTGGTGCTGGTTGAGGAGGAGGTGGAAGAATTGCAGAAATATCTGTTACACCAAGTGACATGTACATACGTCTGTATGCTTCATATAAGTTGTGAGCTTTAGGATTGCTTTGTGCTAACTGTAATTGTGATTGAGCTAAAGTAATTCTCTGTGATACAGAAAAAATATTAGGATCACTTACAGGAAGAATATCTATTCTACCATCAAAGTCTTGTTGCTTAATTTGTGGTTGATTACCTTCTACCTCGTAAGGATACATTGGAGGTAATGACTCAGCAAATATTTTAGCTAATAAATTAAATTCTATTTTTTGTGCATAATGCATTCTTTTGTGAATAGCACTCATGACTTTTGTACCACGTTCCATTAAGGCCATTGTAGTTCCTACAGGATTATTACCACCCATAGTTTCACCTGTTGGCTGATCAGCTACTGTTGCAAACTTAGTTGCCGCAGCAACAGCAAATCCTAATAATTGGAATAACGTTGCACTTGGTTCTTTATAAGGTAGAGGAATTAATCCTTCTCTTAGATTTCCACCTGGTGCATCAACATCTCTAAACTCACCCGGTTGTAAAGGTGTATCATCATCTTTTACTCTAAGCCCTCTTGCTTTAAATCCTGCTGGTAAATTTGATAAAGTACCTGCATCAATAAGTTGACGAAGAGCAGCAGTTGCTGTTCGTGTCAAGCCACCGAGCATGTGTATTAAACCAAATCCATAAAATCCTAATCCTGGTAAAAATTTAAAGTGAACAAAGTATTGTTCTTTTTTCATTAAAGGATCATTTTCTTTATAGTTTCTATAAATAGATAAAACTTTTCCAGATCCTTCATCAAGTGTTATAATATAAGGTTGCTTGATTCCATCTTCACTTTCAAACCCTGGTAAGTCTAGATCAGCGTGAATTTCTAATAAAGTAAACTCATCTGTATTATATCCAACTTTTTTAACCCCTTGTATTTCTCTCTCTTTTGTTAAGACAGAATCTTCTTCAGTAAAGGGCTCAATATTTATATCTCTATAAAAACCTTGTACTTGTAATTTTCTAATTTCATTTTTACTTCTTTTTAAAACATGTGTAACTCTTTCAGCCGATTGTAAATCGGTAGCTGTGTACGGAACTAATAAATCATCTGCAGGAACAAACTTAGAAACAGCTCTTCCTATTGTAGTATCAAAATAAACTTTTTTAAAAGAAGAACCCGCTAAAGGTAAGTGAAACAACATTTGATCCAGCTCAGGATCATATTCTTCCATAACATGCATCAATTGATAGTTCATAAATTCTGATACACGCTCTGCTTGTTGTTGTTTTAAAATATCTTCTTTTCCTAAAATTTGTGTTCTTACAGGACCACCTGCTGGTAGTAATTCTCTATAAGCTTGTGCTTGAAATTGGGTTACTGCTTCAGCTAATACAGGATGACTAACATTACTAGCACCCATAAATGGTTCTGATCTCTCTTTATATTGAAATCCTAGTAGACCTAATCCTTTTTTATATGTTTCTTCCCATTCTTTTCTTGAAGCCTTATCTTCTTCAAATCCTTCCATTATATCATTAGAAACAACACCTAAATCACTATCTTCCATGAATTCAGCTAGGTTTGCATCAAAAGAAATTTCTTGTTCCATCGCCTGTTCTCCTACAACAGCCGATCCATCTTCAAGCATAGTAACATCACTAAGCACATTATCTGCTACATCAATATCTACTAAACCCATATTTTCTGCTGAAGCCTCAGCAATTTTTTCTTGTTGTCTGTATAAAGAATCTTTTTCAATAGCCATTTCTTTCCTTATCTATAAATCTTATTTAGTTGTAACATTTCCTTGGTCAGAGGAATAGCGAAAACTGGCTCAGTGTCAAAGTTTTTCTCTGTAGATTTTTTAATCCTAAATCTTCCGCCTGTTTCATCTACTAACTGATTTGCAATATTCTCTGCTTGTCGGTAAGTATCTCCTGATCCCATAATATCTCCTGTAGTTTGATCAATAATATTATACACCGTTCCTCCCCTCGCATCAGTTACTGCCACATTAGCAATAATTAATTTAGAATTGTTTTCATCAGCATATTTTCTCATATTTCTCTCTAATTCAGACGTATAGTGTCCCCCTACTTTACCTGCTTCCTCATCCCAAGCTCTTGATTTAGGACCGCCGTAAAACTCATGAGTTCCTACACCAGGAAGATTGCTTTTTCCTATTTCCTGTGTTGTATTAATATCTTCACGCAAAGCATCTTTATATCTATTTATACGAGTTTCTTTATCTTTTATTCTTTCCGCTATATCAGTTGATGTGCTTCCTGCTTGATTATATGCTTTTCCTGCTACAATATCTCCGGATGCTACACCTAAATATGTTGGTGCTGTTGGATCTTTTTCTACAAACAAGCGATACGCTGCTTCATATAAATGTTGCTTTAGAACAGCATCACTCCATGCTCCTCTAGATTTTAGTGGAACATCAGGATACAACGCTTTCATTAATTTATCATTAATTTCATCAGCCATTGAATCAATAATTTCTGTTTGTCTTTTCTTAAAATTATCATACATGGCAAAGTCTTGAGTTGTTAATTCATAAGGACGTTTTTTACCCACATCACTAAATTGTTTTTGAAAAGCCATTAACTCTTCGTATTGTGGCATCAACTCTATTTTAGTAGCCCCCACAGGACGTGCTACACTTTGATTTTCTGCAAAGAATTCTAATATATCTCTATTAATACCTTCTTGCATCGCTTCAAAACTAATTCCTTGTTCTGCCATAACATCAAGTTTAGCAGCTAATTCTTTTGACTTGCGTGTTGCAGCCTGAGCAATATCTGATTGAATCTCATCAATGAATGTCATGGTAACATTTTGCGGTTTTATATTGACAATAGATTGTAGCCTTTTCTCTTCATCAACAAACTGCGATTGTAATTTTTTTAGTTGTTTTTGTTTTTGCACAATCTGTGCGTCCACTGCCTTCTTGGCTTTATCATAAGTTAATCGTCCTCCAGACTTTTCAACAAGAGCATTGACTGCTTGCGAAATAGTTTGAAAGTCATTTGGATCAACATTAGTTAACGGATCATCAACCAAACTTTGTATTTTAGATTCTATTTCCTGTAATTTTTTTGTATCAGTTAAAGCTAAAGGATTAATAATTTCTCCCGTTGCTTTATCTACCATTTCACCTTGATTTATTATAGCAGGACGGTCCGTGGCTCTTCCCCACGCAATCGTGTATGGCTTTCCAAAAGTATGACCAGACGCACCACTTGGTAATGTTGCTGGATCTCCTCTAAACTTATCTGTATCAATTCGTAAAACTCTTTCTCGATATGTACCAGGAAGGTATCCTGGCATTAATCCTGTCCCTGAATACTTTGGTTTTCTATTCCAAGGTTCTCCTTTTTTAACAAGAATTTCATCTTCATATTCTTTTTTAATATCATGAGGAGCAATATTAACTTTTTCGGATCTAAATCCAAAACCATCTGTGGTTAATTGATTAAGAGGTGACTCACTTGTAATTTTTATAATATCTTCAGAAAGTATAGGTTCTCCAGCTTGTGCTTTTGCAGAAATGTATGAGCCAATACGTGAATCACCCACCTCATCTCTTCCTATACCTGCCGCATTAATATAATCATAAAATTCTTTTTCTGTATCGAACTTAACAGGAGAGTTTGGTTTAGATAAAGATAATTCAATATTAGAATAAAAAACTTGTCCCGGCTGTATAGATGTTGCTTCTGGTCCGAGAGTTGCTAGTTTTGCTTGTTGTTTTTGTGTTGGTGAAAAAATATCTGTCTTTGATATTTCTTCTTTCATGTATGGTGGAGGCTTTCCAAACATCTTGGCAAAGAAACCACCAGGAGCGGCATACTGAACGTCGGCCGCATTTACTATTCCACCCTGTGCTAATTCTAAATAAAACTTAGAAGCGTCTTTATTTTCTCTTTTATATGCTCGCTTTGCTAAATTTATTGCTCTTGCTGTCATTTCCCCTTTAAATATTTCTTTTGTATTAGGTTGTTTTAATGTACCAAAAACAATCTCATCATAGTTATCATATTGAGGTCTAGCAACAATTTTATTTTTAATAAGCCATTCATAATCTACATCTTCTAATTGAGGAAATCCGGGTTTAGGATCATTTAATCTTGTACCAATAAAAAAATCTTTCATATCTTTAATTATTCTTTTAGAGTTTTTCACATCTTTATTTTTAATATATGTAGCTAAAGCTCTCTCTAAGTCAGGCTGTAAAACAGTATTAACGGTCGCTCCTAATAACTTTATATCGTCGGCATTTACTCCTGCAAACTGTGATGCTGCATCTCCTGGAACAAGACTTCTATTATTATGAGTTCGTTGAATAATAATAGGAAGGAATTTTCCGTTCTCATCTAACATCAAAGCATTGTTTTGATAATACTTTTGAAGAACAGGATCATTATTATAATATTCCTGTAAGACTTCTCTCGCTTTTGACTTCTCATCAAACGTTCCGCTTTTTAATTTTTTTAAATCTATTCCTTGAGAAGAAAAAAATTCTTCTACTCTGTCTAGTGTAGGAAATTCTTGTTTATCAAATGATCTCGCTATAGTAGAAACATAATCTCCTGGTTTTTCTCCTACTAATTCCGATACTTGTTTTTGTAAAGATTTCCCTTCTACGGTTGATCCCTCTGATATAGTATTGAAAACCCAGTTTACTCTTCCAGCTTTTGTTTTTTGATTACCTCTTAACAACTCGTTCATCCTTGCTGAGGTTAGCCCATCAGGAAATAAGTCTGGATGTTTTGCTACAATTGCTTCTATTTCCCCTTTTTTCCATTGTGCAGGAAGAACAGCTTTGCCATCTTTTT